CCCGAGTGGGGCCTCCCGTAGAGTAATCTCTATCGATTTCGTCGCATCTAGGGTTTCTGCTTCCGGGGGAATGTTCCTATGGGCGCGCGCTTTCGCCAGAACGACATACGTCAAACTGTCATTGGTTCAGTAACCAATGAAGTCGGCGATGTCCTCGGGTTTCAAGACGCGACCGTAGGGTTTCTGCGTACCTGCAATGATGTTGTTGGTAATCGACAAGGGTTTAACAACCTTTTTATCGACACCCAAAACATCTATGGCGGACTACTCAGTGGCATTCGGCGTAACTGGCAGACGCATCAACCTGATAGGTTCTTTAATGACCTACCGATTAGTGCGCTCAGCCACGCTATGCTAGATCCTTCAGATGTGTTTCCGCTTGGGCCACTTGAGCTCAATGCGTATGCACTCAAAGTTCTCACCAAGACATCGCCGTCACGTCCAGAAGTGAACGTGCCTGCTTTTCTTGGCGAACTGAAGGATCTTCCTGGTATGCTCAAGAGCTGGGGTGACCTATTCTTTGATAAGAATGGGAAACGCTCAGTCGCGATCGTTCGCGAGGCTAGACAACGTGGTGATGTCACTGTGGCTAATGCCATATTGACTTACCGCTGGGGTCTGGCTCCCTTGATCTCCGACCTTAAGAAACTTCTGGCGATCCAGAAGTCGATTGATGCCAAGTTCAAAGAACTTGACAACCTTCGCAAAGGTCAGGTGCAGAAGAGGCGTGTTTCATTAGATCGTGGACAAGTCAAAACAGAATCTGGGCGATTCGTCGCCCAATCCTGGCAAGTCTTGTTCGACGGCTATTGGAAGGATAATCTCACACATACTGTGTGGGGTTCCGTTCAATGGTACGCTCCGTCATGGACGTCCCTAGCTCCTTTGACTGACGCGGACTTAATGTCCGAGGCAACAAAGACAGTTTTGGGATTTACCCAGGCGGGCGCCACTCAAGCTCTGTGGGAGCTTCTCCCATGGTCTTGGCTAGCCGATTGGTTTTCCAACACGGGCGATGTAATCGCTTCGTGTGGGAACTCCTATGATCTTGATTTCAGGGGACTTTGTGTTATGCAACATCTTACGGGTAACCGTACGTTTGAGCATAACAACCTCCACTGGGATGATTATGAGCTGTCATTACAGCCCATAATCGTGAAACGTGAGAAGAAGTATCGCTTTGCGAACATCTTCCCGATCGCCTTTCCCTCTCTTAGGCTTCCCGTATTAAGTTACGGGAAGTTGTCGATAATTGGGTCACTCTCAGTACTCAGATTTCCTGAGTGGTTCAAGTTCAGGCTAAAAGGCGGATAGGGACTTAGTATAGATGTCAGTACCATGGGGTTGGTTATCCCCTGTGTTACATGACTACTCACTGAGCGATCCTGTTCCTCCTACAAAGGCTGAAATGCCGATGGCCGTCGATCCGTGGTAAGTAACCGCGGTAACGAAGAACTTGACTGTCTGAGAGCTCCCCATCGGAGTCTCCTATGTTTCCAAATACCATTACGTTGGGTGCAACCACCCTGACCAAGATCCGTGAACAGGACTACTCTTCAGAGTACCTGTACAGGAGTGATGCCGCCTCACTGTCTTTGAAGATTCGGCATAGCCGAACTAAAGAGACCGTAACGAAGAAACCGCAAGATCGTCACAACGTAGAGATTACGTTGACGACCTTCGCGACGACGACTGCAGAGGAATTCACTTCCAAGGTTTACGTTGTTTGGGACTTTCGTCCCAATCGAGGTTCCTTGGATAGTGCTGCCTTGACCGCATACTTAAATGCGTTCATTGACAACCCTGCAAACATCACTTCGTTGGTGGGATGGGAGTCCTAGGTAAATCTTAGCTTGTAGCTAAGACTACCCAAGTTCCCGCCTTGGTTCCCGACAACCCAAACAGACCTGTCCTATGCGTGTTCCCTAGCCTGTACGGTTAGGTAAAAAGCGAGTAGGACAGACTGCCTTGGTGAGCCGGCATTAGCCGGCCAGGGAGCGTATGGTTTGGAGCATCGTGGGACATTTCGTAGTACAAAGGTACTCCGTATGTCTAAGAGCCACGTGGACAGAAATGTCCAGGAGCTGAGCAAGGTGTGGAGATGCATCCTGGCGGATGCTACCCATGCCTTCCCTGCAAACGCGATGGATTTCGAGAGAGATCTCATCCGTTGCGAACGTTTGGTTCGAGCCAGAGGAATAAGAGTTTTTCTCTTAGACCTCCCAGCGCTTGCCAAGCACCTTGATAGGAGCTTGGATAACGGTCAGTACAATCCGTCCAATCTCCCTCTGACGAAGAGGGCAGGTCACGGGGTAGTGATGCCTAAGTTTTTAGGAAGTCTCTACCTACTGATTTTCGAACCGAACGGCCGTTTGAGAGACGACGCAGACATCGAGGCAGTATTCTTCTTGCGGCAGCTTCTGCTGTTCGCAAAAAAGTTTACTATCGATTGTCCGCGTTCAGCCGTAGTTGCAGCTGTAACAACTATGGTGGACCACGACAGAACCCTTCCAGAACCTAAACAGTTCTGGCAGGATCACAGCGTATTGCCTATTAATGCAGGTTACGTGAGCTTCTCACGTGATCCTGATTGTAGGAAACGCGGTGTGTCGTCTGGTCTCTCAGCTAACCTTGATGCAATATCAAAGTTAGTTTTCTCTGGGATGCCGGACTTTTGTCCAGCAACCCAAAGATTCAAACATGGACCCGGCGCTATTTCAGAGGCTAGCGGTCCAGTCAATAAATATGACTGGCACAGCTGGCCCGAGGAATTAGAGCGGTGCTTTCCGATCTGTGACTATGGTTTCCATAACTACGGATCGTGGGCTAGTCATGCAGCGACTGTGTCTACAGGGGGGAGTCTGAACTCCTTGCCCTCTAGTAGTCGCCTGATCGCCGTCCCGAAGACCTATGCAGGTCCGCGGCTTATAGCTGCGGAACCCAATTCGAAAATGTGGTGCCAGCAATCACTGCTGGATTACCTAGTTTCGACTTGCGACAAGTCTTGGATATCAGATTTTGTTCGTTTTAACGATCAACGTCTGAACCAAGGTCTTGCAACATGGGGCTCCGTCGGCGGTCACTTGTCTACGATAGATCTATCGATGGCAAGTGACTGCGTGACTCCCGATTTCGTCTTCCTGTTGTTTCGGCGTAAGCCGAAGTTACTTGAAGCGATTCGGGCTGCTCGAACCCGTGTCGTATCACAACAGCTCGCACATAGTGCGAGTGATACGATTGTACTAAGAAAACTTAGTACGATGGGTAATGCCTACACTTTTCCGGTAGAATCGATTTGCTTCCTAACCATTGCACTAGCTGCTGTGCTTACGCACAGAGGCCAGACAGCAACGTTAAGCGCAATTCGAGCCTTACGGTTCAGTGTGTCCGTCTTTGGCGACGATATAATCGTCCCCTCAGACTGCAGGGAGGCTGTCACAGAGGCGCTCGAGAAGTTTCACTTCCGAGTAAACACTGACAAGTCTTACGGAGCTGGAAAGTTCCGTGAGTCTTGCGGTGTTGATAGTTTCAGAGGTCACAATGTGACTCCCGTCTACTATCGACGCCACTATGACGCCAAACCCGAGAGCCTAGCTAGTGTACTAGACACGAGCAACAGATTCTATCAAAAGTATCTGTTGAACACGTCGAACTACCTAGCGTCGACACTACCTCGCGGAATCCGCCAGGTAGCTCAAGGCTCCGGAGCCTTCGGATTGGAGTGTCGGAGCGCGCTGAGTAACTGCCATATCAAGGCACGTTACAATGCAGCTCTGCATCGACATGAGCTTAGGTGCCTCACTATTAAAAGTAAGGTCACTAAGCAACCAACCGGGGGTGACTACGCACTCTTTCAGTATTTTACTGAAAGCCCTAGTCCGTTAACTGCATGGACAAATGGGTACGTACGTAGGACCAAACAAAAAATTGTTTGGTCGTGGGTCGGGTCCTACTAGTTGCTTGCTCAGGGCAACTCTAGGGTTCCACTAGTTCTGAGCTCTCACGAGCAAAGAC